CGGCGTGACCGCTTCGATCGGCGTGCCGGGCGGCGACTCGATGCGGGAGGATTGCGTATAAAACCGGGCATAGAGATCGCCGAGTTCCAGCACGTACGCTTGCGTCACGGAGAAGCGAAACGCCATGAGGCGCACTTGCTTGTCGGTGTACTTGGCCGGCGCGATGTAGCGCGTTCCCCAGCGCCGCGTCGCGCCGCCCTGAATGAGCACTAGGGCGTTTTCAAGCTCGGTGCAGCACTGTTGAAAGCGCGGCAGATCGGTACGGCCGAGCATGAGCGGCGACCACTCGCCGGCGGCGAAGGCGCTTTGCGTGGTTTCAGTGCGTGCCATTAGCGCCGCCATAGCGGGAAGTCAGCAGCGGGCGGTCGCCCATGGTCTCGCCCGGTTCCTCGGAGGCGTTGACGCCGCGCGCGAGCTTCAATAGGGAAGTCAGCTGCGAGGCGAGTGCGTCGGCCTTGGTGTTGCTGCCGGTGATCGGGTAGGCCAGCAGCCACGCCATATGCACGGTGCACGCCTCGGTCAGCAGCGCATCCCACGATGGTACGTCCTGATTGTCGTAGACGTAGCGCAGCACCGGCGCGGCGTCATTGCACAGCAGCAGGCGCCCCTCCTTCTCATAGTCGATCGGTGCGGTGCGGTCGCCGAGGCCGATCGTGCGCAGCCAGTCGGATGGCAGCTGTAGCGCATATGTCCAGTCTTGCCCGGCGACGGTGACGGCCAGCGGCGCCAGTGTCGTGCGCTTGCGGGCGGCCGACCAATTGGCCATGCGCAGGGTCGCTTGCCGGCAGGTGTCCCAGAGGTTGGCGCAAAGGCCGCTTGAGTCCTCCGAAAAGGCGTTGATTGTCGAGGCGCCGAGCATGAGGCGCGCATTGCTGCAGATCTGGATCTCTGACGTGGCCATCGGTTGCCCTCAAAAAAAAGCCCGGCACTTGGCCGGGCTAGAGTATCCCAGGGGAGAGATCCTGTGTTAGTCCATCACATACGGCACGAGCAAGCGGATCTGCTGGTTGTTGGCGATCTGAGCGCCGGCAACCGTGCCGATCAGGGTGCAATCGTCGGTGGTGGAAACGTAGCCATTCGCGGCATTGGCCGAGTTATCCGAACAGCGGTAGGGGTGGCCGGTGCTGGTCACGGGCACGGCCGCGTTCGTCGCGCTCGCGCTGGTGCCGGCAAGGTTGGTAAACGTCGCCGTGCGGTTCGCGAGGTTGATGCCGCTGATGTAGGAGGCCGCCGGTATGCCGGTGCCGGTCACCAGATCGCCGACCGTCAGGGCGCCCATGCCCTTGATGTTCGACAAGGTGAACGATCCGCTTTCCACGTCGGCAACGCACGTCTTGATCAACGTCGCCACGGACGGGGTTGCTACGCCGGTGGTGGTGATCGCGGTCGCCGCCAAATGCTTGGCCGCTACGCACGAGTCGCCGAGGTTGAGCGTGCAGGACGCGGTACCAGTGTTCCACGCCATCTGTGCAAGGTGCGTCAGCAGCACGGCGCCGATCGGCAGCGTGCCCCAGATGATTTTGTCTGCGATCGCAGGGGCGGTGCCGGAAGCCGGCGCCGAGTACAGCGATTCAAACACACGAATGCGGCCGTGCGACTGGTCGACGCGCGACTTGATAAGCGGCGAAGCCTGACTGATTGCCTGTGCGGCGCTGAAATTTGCCATGGTCTATTCCCTCTCAGGGGCAGGCGGGCCATGCCCGCCGCCGTGAATTATTCGAAGCAACCGATCTCGACGACGCCCTCATCTTCGAGGCGCACCGCACCGATCGACATGCGCGCGTAGACCTGAACCGAATAGTTCTTGGTCGGCAGCGTGTCGATGCTGGTAACGATGTCCTTGCCGATGCCGAGTGCAACCGCCGGCTTGCACCAGGCAACCGCATAGCGAGTCGTGCCGGACTTCGCAAGGCGCTCCGAGCGAATGAATCGAAAACCGAGAAAGGTATTGATCTGACCTTCCGCCAGCGCCTTGACGCTGTTGTAATCGATGTTCTTGATCTCGGTGGTGCCGTAAAGGTTCGTCAGCTGCTTGGACGAGCAGGCGATCACGCGGCTCGGGGTCGGGCCCTGGCCGGTGGCGTCCTGGCCCTCGTCGGCCTCAATCTCGGCCGCGTCGAGCAATTCCTTCGCGGTCAAGAGTTTCGCCAGGGTCAAGCCGGTGCCGCCTTCCGCAATCTTCTGCGCGGACGGGAGAACCTGCGTGCCGCCGCCGGTGCGGGCGGTGCCACGGATGGCCGCATAGATCACGTCATCCTTGGCGCGGTTGAGCGCCTGCACCATGATCTTCGGGTACTTCGACTTCGGATCGGCCAGCAAGCGGATCTCGTCCATTTCGTCGACGAGCTCGGCGGCGCCCTTGTCGGTCAGGTCGAGCCAGCGACGCGAGTGCGGCGTTTCCACATAGCGCGTATCGGCGTGGCGGCTGGTGATGTCGTACGCATCGACCTTGCCGACGCGCTCCATGGCCTTGGACGCACCGACGATGCCGCCCGCATTCACAACGAACGGGGCAAAGCGGGCGGTCATCTGCTGCCCGGTTTCATAGAAAGTATTGCTGTACGCCTGAACGACGTTTTCGCTGATCTGCTGCGACATGGCGCGGCCTCCGATGATGCAAACACGGTTTGAAGCGTGCCGGCTTGTCGGTTGGCCGCTATGCAGCGGGCCGCCTTGCTTGGCGTAATGGGTCTAGAGCGCGGGCCCTTTCAGGTTGGCCGCTGGGGATAGATTAGAACAGCTTGGCGGAAAATGCCAAGCCCGGCGGCGGATGATGGTTTACCGCCGGGCTTGGCCCGCCCAGGGATCAGGCGCCGAGCTTGTCCCGGCGATAGGAGACCGTATCGCGAATGCCGCGCGCGGCGCACTCGGCCAGCCACTTGTCGCGCTTGGCGACGGCGGCGGCGTGCTCGGGGTGGTCGCCGTTCATGAGCGCCCCGGCGGGCGTCTTGTAAAGCGTGTTGATCTCCTGCGTGAGCGTGTCGAAGCCGTCGACCGGCGCGCTGGCGTTCGGCGGCTTGCCTTCCTTCATCGCCCCCCACACGCGGGCCATGACGTTGATGATCGCCGGGTTGTCGGGGATGGCTTCGATCGTGGCCATTTCCTCGGGCGTAGCGAATGCCTGAAAGGCCCGGAAGTATTCGGCCTTGATGCGCTTGGCGCCGGCTTCGCCGCCGTGCTCGGCGACCAGCGCCGCGTGCGTGTCGGACACCTGGCGCGCTACGAACGACTCGACCGCGCCATCGGCGGCCTCTGTAACGCCGCTTAAATGCTCGCGCAGGAAGGCGTTGTATTGCTTGTTGTTCAAGCCTAGCTCGTGCGCCCACTCCTGGAATGGCTTGGCCGCTTCCGGGGTAAGGTTCCACGTTTCGCCCTCGAGCGGCTCGACGGCATACTCGCCGGGCTCTTTCGGTGGTAGGTCGACGCCGCCCTTAAACCGCTTTTGCAATTCGGTGTAGGACTTGGCGAGCGCGTCGGCCCGCACTTCCTTGGTCTCGGCGTTCCAGAATTTTTCCTCGCACCAGTCCGGCCGGCCGTCAGCGGCAGGCGCCGGCGAGTCGCCAGCAGGAGGATCGCCAGCCGGCGGCGTCTCGCCCGCAAGCTCGGCGGCCATCGCGGCGAGTGACGACTTCGGCGCAGCTGGAGGCGCGGCCGGCGCGGGCGATCCGCCCGCCGGGGGATCAGCGGGAGGCGGTGCGGCGGGTGGGTCTGCTGGCCCGCCGCCGCCGAGATCGCCCGCGCCGGCTTCATCCTCGATGATCGCGTATCGCTTGAACATTGATCAGGGTCTCCGGTTTCTGATCAGCCGTCGCATTCCATGCGATAGGTGATCTGCTTGTTCGCCTGGCCCGACACGGTTTCGAGCACCCATTGCTCGCCGTGCGCGACCGTCACGGCCGCGTTAGTCTGTGCGCTGTTGTAGGTGGTCTGATCGGTCCACGTCTGCCCGCCGTTCGTGCTCTTGCGGGTCTTGACCGTGTTCGACGCATCGATCGATCCGCCGAGGGTCAACTGCATCGAGGTATAGCCCGACGGGATCACGAGCACGTCGCCGCGGATGCCGACGCCTACGCTGCCGCCATTGGCAAAGGTGCCTGATACT